ACCCACCAGCCATATTAACGCCATACAAACGGATTAAAAATGCCAGCAATGGCAGGGATTCGTACAACCTTAAAATAGTAATGAGGTTTATCAATGAGCACTGATAAAGAAACTTTTGCACTATATTGCGAAGCAAAAAATGACAAGGTCAGAAAACGCCTTGGGATTAAAGGTGGTTTTTACTGGACTACAGCAAAAAAATTATCTGTTGCCATCTCCCGCTGCATTACCGCAATGGATGATAATGATTATGACGAGGACGACTTTAAAAAACCTGTTCGCGTCCATTTACCCGTTGTGAATGACCTTCCTCCAGAAGGCGTGTTTGATACTGAATTCTGCAACCGTTACGAAAAAGGCGGGGAAGATGGTATCACAATGATATTTATAGCTCCTTCCCCTTCAGCTCAGGACAAACCTGCCAGCACTGACAATACCAGCAGCGAAGCTGTTACAGGTGTCAGCCGTGACTGCGATGAACAAAGTGACTCTCAGACAGAGAACGCAGATAAAAGCGAATCCCCGGACAGCAACGATGACTGCCCTGAATGTGAAATCCCCGTCTCCACCCTGAGTCTTACCCATCGCTTCCTGCACCTCTACTTCTTTGGTCAGGAGTTCGACGAGAAATACAAACATCACGCCACACCAGAACAACGCAAGGACGTGATCCGCATCGAAATGGATATGGAAGATGGAAACATACAGAGCCTGCTTACTGCAGTACGTTCGCATCCTGAGCTGGATAAGCTGACAAACCATCATCTTGGAAGACTGGCGCATTCGGTGGAAAAGGCATTCACTCACGCAACAACACGCCGTATCAGCCCGGCAGAATTCGACAAGTTCATTTCCACCTGGATGAAGACTGACTACCTTGATCAGGGGCTGTTGACAAAAGAGTGGGCAAAGGGAAATTGCGTATCTGAAATCAATCGCACCCCGTCCGGCGCTAATGCTGGCGGAGGAATTCTTACCGATCGCGGTGAAGGTTTTGTCCACGATGATGCGTCAGTGGAACGTGACGTTGCCGCTGGCGTTCTGGCCCGTTCAATGGACATCGATATTTACAATCCACATCCGGCACACGCCAAACGCATTGAAGAAATCGTTTCAGAGAATAAGCCGCCCTTTTCTGTTTTTCGTGACAAATTCATCGCCATGCCTGGTCACCTGGATTATTCCCGCGCGATAGTAGTTGCGTCCGTGAAAGAAGCACCAATTGGTATCGAGGCTACTCCCCACCGTGTTACCGAATATCTGAACAAAGTACTGACCGAAACCGATCATGCCAACCCTGATCCGGAAATCGTGGATATTGCCTGCGGTCGCTCCTCTGCCCCTATCCCGCAGCGTGTAACAAAAGAAGGAAAACAGGATGATGAAGAAAAACCGCAGCCATCTGGCGCAATGGCAGATGAACAGGCAACGACTGAAGCAGTGGAACCGGATACAACTGAACATAATCAGGACACGCAGTCGATGGATGCTCAGCCACAGATAAATTCTGTTGATGCGAAATATCAGAAACTGCGTGCAGAACTCTATGAAGCCAGGAAAAACATTCCCCCCAAAAATCCTGTCGATGCAGATAAATTACTGGCTGCTTCTCACGGAGAATTTGTTGAAGGGATTAGCGACCCGAATGATCCAAAATGGGTGAAGGGGATTGAAACCCGCGATTCGGTGAACCATAACCAGCAAGAAACGGAACAGAAAGGCCATAAAGCGGAACAACACAGTCCAAATGCGCAACAAAACGAGCCAGAAACGAAACAGCCTGAACCAGTAGCGCAACAGGAACCGGAAAAAGTCTGCACAGCCTGCGGTCAGACCGGCGGCAACTGTCCTGACTGTGGCGCGGTGATGGGCGACGCAACATACCATGAGACATTCAACGAAGAAAGCCAGGATGAAGCCCGGGAAAAAGATCCGGAGGAAATGGAAAGTGCCGGACTCCCGAACAAGGAGTGCACCGAAGGCGATCAACATGCCAATGGCAATAATGAAACAGGCGAGACAGCAAATCTCTTAATTAAGGTGAACGGTCATCGTGAAATCACATCCACCAGCAGGTTGTGGCACCATCTGATGATTGACCTTGAAACAATGGGCAAAAATCCTGACGCACCAATAGCCTCAATAGGCGCTGTATTTTTCGATCCACAAACCGGAGAGCAGGGGCCTGAATTCAGCAAAATAATTGATATGGGTACATGTGGCGGCACTGTCGACATAAGCACAATCGAATGGTGGCTGGTACAGTCCAGCGAGGCCAGAACTGCAATTTTGGTAAATCAAATCCCATTAGATGATGCGCTGCTGCAACTCAAGGAATTCATCAGCGAGCATTCAGATGAAAAATTCGTGCAGGTATGGGGCAATGGTGCAACTTTCGACAACGTGATTTTACGCCGTTCATACGAACGACAGGGTATCCCCTGCCCGTGGCGCTACTGCAACGATCGCGATGTACGCACAATCGTTGAGCTGGGGAAAGCCATAGACTTCGATGCCAGAACGGCTATTCCATTCGAAGGTGAGCGCCATAATGCACTTGATGACGCTCGTTACCATGCAAAATACGTTTCAGCTATCTGGCAAAAACTGTTCCCGAATCAAGCTGATTTTTAATGTTCAACCGTCGCCGGTTGTGGTTGGTATTCTGCAACTGGCGCGTTCCGGAGTGATGGTCATGAGCGAACAGTACCTGATTACGCTCGACGAGTGGAAACCTAAGCGGTTCAGTCTCCCAATAACAAACACTACCCTGGTGAAATACGGAAAACTTGGATACATCGTTCCAAGACCACAAAAAATTCGTGGGCGTTGGCTGATAGATCGCCGAGCAGTATTTGTTGGACCTGGTGAAACAGGAATTGCGCCGGAAATTCATACTGGCGATGATGATGCACTGAAGGAGATTTTAACTCATGTCACCGAGGCCACGAAAAAACAGCACTGACATAGCCGGACTTTACGAAAAATTTGATCGCAGAACTGGCAGAGTTTACTACCAGTATAAAAACCCTGTGACTGGAAAATTTCACGGGCTCGGAACAGACAAAGGTAAGGCAGAAAAAATCGCTTCCACAGCCAATCAGCGAATAGCTGCAGCAGAGGCTGAATATTTCATGCGCAAAATTGATGAAAGTCCGTCAGCAACAAAGCGTCGGGGTATCAGATTAAAGGCATGGGTTGATCGATATCTGAAAATACAGGACACGCGACTGAAAAATGGAGATATTGCAGCTACAACCCACAAAGAAAAAGTGCGAATGGCTGCATACCTGGTTTCCCGCCTGGGAAACCACCCATTGAAAGAACTGGAGGTAAGAGACTTTGCATTAATACTGGACGAGTGGATGGATAAAGACATGGTCAGCACAGCAAGAGTAAATCGCGGATTATGGGTTGATATTTATAAAGAAGCACAGCATGCAGGGGAAGTTCCTCCTGGATGGAATCCTCCGGAGGCTACCCGTAAACCGATCCCTAAAGTGACCAGATCCAGACTCACCCTGGAAGACTGGCAAAAAATTTACAACGCAACGCCTGAAAAACACTTTATCCGTAACGCAATGCTTCTTGCGATTGTTACTGGTCAGCGCCGTGATGACATTTGCCACATGCGTTTTTCAGATGTGTGGAACGAACACTTGCATATCACCCAGGGAAAAACCGGAATGCGTCTGGCGTTACCGCTTACACTACGCTGTGATGCCATTGGGATAACGTTAAAAGAAGTTATTGATGGGTGCCGAGACAGAATATTAAGTCCATATCTAATCCATAGTCGGCACCAGAAACAACCAAAGCCGATGAGTAAAGACAACCTGAGCGACTACTTTGCCAAAGCACGGGATCTGGCTGGGATAACTCCACCAGCAGGAAAAACTCCGCCAACATTTCATGAACAACGCTCTCTATCAGAACGGCTGTACCGTGCACAGGGTATCGATACAAAAACATTACTAGGACATAAAGTCCAGGCAACCACCGATCGCTATAACGATACTCGAGGTCAGGAATGGGTTAAGTTGGTTATTTGACAAACACCATATGGAATATCCGTCACCATCTCAGGAAAAAAGTGTTGTAAAATGCGTGGCCTAGTTTTGGGGAAACGTTTTGGAGAGATTTTGGAGAAAGGAAAAAATTGAATAAATTCAAAATCCTGAAAGTGTCCCGCCTTATGAATAAGAAGGTGGAACTCGAATGATCGGTCGACTGCTTCGCGGCGGTTTTATGACCGCTATCTACGCGTACCTGTATATCCCAATCATTATTTTGATTGTGAACTCCTTTAACAGCTCGCGCTTTGGCATCAACTGGCAGGGTTTTACCACCAAATGGTATAGCCTGCTGATGAACAACGACAGCCTGTTACAGGCAGCACAGCATTCACTAACAATGGCGGTGTTTTCGGCGACGTTTGCTACGCTTATCGGTTCACTGACGGCAGTTGCGCTGTACCGTTATCGCTTTCGCGGTAAGCCGTTCGTTAGCGGAATGCTGTTTGTGGTGATGATGTCGCCAGATATTGTGATGGCGATTTCTCTGCTGGTGCTGTTTATGCTGCTGGGTATTCAGCTTGGCTTCTGGTCGCTGCTGTTCTCGCATATCACCTTCTGCCTGCCGTTTGTGGTGGTGACG